TGGGGCGTCACTTACAAACTAAATCGCGCAGATAACATCATCACAGTTGAAAACGGAGCGCAGATTATCTTCAGATCGGCAGATACGCCTGACAGACTGGTCGGTTTCGAAGTCGCAGATGCGGTGATCGACGAAGCCGATACCCTCCGGCCAGAGCAGGCGGCTGATGTGTGGTCCAAGATGCTAGGCCGATGCCGCCAGAAGAAGCCGGATAACACCCCGAATACTTTGGCGGCGGTATCTACGCCGGAAGGATTCGGGTGGATGTATGAGACTTTTGGCAAGACACTCAAGCCAGGATACGAACTTATTCGTGCCCCCACCTCAAGTAATCCGTACCTTCCTGCCGGATATGTCGAACAGTTGGAGGCCACTTACTCTACTTCACAGCTTGCGGCGTACCTTGACGGCCAGTTCGTCAACCTAAACTCAGGATCCGTATACCCCGGCTATGACAGAAGGCTCAATCACACCAACACGGTGGAACAGCCAGGAGAACCGCTCCACATCGGGATGGACTTCAACGTCACCAATATGTCGGCCATTGTCCATGTGGTTAGAGACAATCAGCCCAGGGCGGTGAATGAACTGGTGAAGGTGTTCGATACGCCGGAAATGATTCGAATCATCCAAGAACGCTACCGGGGCCACCGTGTTTTTGTGTACCCGGATGCCTCGGGATCTCAGCGCAAGACCAACAATGCGTCAGTATCGGATCACGCTCTCTTGAGAGCCGCCGGATTCGTGGTATGCGCCAACACAAGAAACCCTGCTGTGAAGGATAGGGTATTGTCGATGAACAAGTCACTGGAAACCCGCGAGTACCTCATCAACACGGATCGATGCCCGATGCTGGCTGAGTCACTGGAAAAGCAGGCGTACAACAAGTCAGGTGAACCGGATAAAGGCGCGGGATTTGACCATACCAATGACGCCGCTTCCTATTTTGTGGTATATCGCTATCCTATCCAGAGCAATCGCCCCCGTTTGGCACTCGTTGTAGGTATTTAGCATGGCAGTAGACACAAAGCACGAAGAGTATGACGAGCATTATGACCAATGGGAGCGGTGCGAACACGCCGCCGAGGGTCAGGATGAGATTCATGAGTACGGCATTGCGTACCTCCCCCGGCTATCCGGCCAGACGGATCAGGAATACAAGGCGTACAAGCAACGTGCATTGTTCTACAACGCCACCCAGCGCACGATTGATGGTTTGACCGGCCTCTTGTTCATCAAGCCACCGATCACCGAATACCCGCAAGCCTTAGAAGCAATCACCGCTGATGTCACGATGTCAGGCGTGAATCTGCACCAGTTCGCGGAAATGGTGGCCGAAGAAGTGGTGATGCTAGGCCGTGCAGGCGTCTTGGTCGATCACCCGCCGATGACGGAGGCCCTGACATTAGCACAGGCGCAGGAACAGGGAATGCGCCCGTATATGCGTCTCTATGACGCCGAGTGCATCATCAACTGGCGCACGGAACGCATCGCCGGGGTTGAGATGTTGGTTCTGGTCGTCTTGGAAGAAGAGTACGAGGTCGCAAAGGACGAATTTGAGTACGAGTGCAAGGAGCAGTACCGTGTTCTCGATCTTATCAACGGCGTCTACCGTCAACGAGTGTTCAGAAAGGACGAACGAGGGGACTTTTATGTTGCGGAAACGATTTTCCCCACAAGCCAAGGACGCCCCATCGCCCGTATCCCGTTTGAGTTCTTCGGCGTCCGGGATAACACCCCCAGTGTGGACAAGCCTCCTCTCTTGGATCTGGTTGATGTCAACCTGTCTCACTATCGAACAACCGCCGACTACGAACACGGACTTCACTTCACAGGACTCCCAACCCCTGTGGTTACAGGGTTTTACTCTGACGATAACTCCGCACAGCTTCGGATCGGATCAGGAACGGCCTGGTTGCTTCCCGACCCCTCCTCCCAAGCCTTCTATCTGGAATTCACCGGCCAGGGCCTCTCGGAACTCAGGGAAGCCCTCCGCGCCAAAGAAGCCATGATGGCGACACTCGGAGCCAGAATTCTGGCCCCGGAGCGCAAGGTGAGTGAAACCGCACAGGCGGCGGCGATTCATCAGGCCGGTGAAAACTCGGTCCTTGCGTCCATCGCGCAAAGTATCAGCATTGGCCTGACGCACTGCCTTGAATGGATGGTGAACTGGACCGGCCTGACCGGCCCCGTCAAAGTTGAAGTTAACCGCGTCTATCTGCCCAATACTTTGACCTATCAGGATGTGCAGGCGCTAGTCCAGTCCTGGCAGGCCGGTGCAATCTCTCATCAGACCCTGTTCGACAACTTGGTCAAGGGCGACATCATCGCGGCAGACACGAATTTTGCGGATGAGTTGGAGCGCATTGATCTCAATGCCCCCGGCCTCCCGCCTACACGGACTAATCTGCCTCCCACCGCATGACCTCCAACGACGAGATCCGTGATCTGGCGATAGCGCATCAGGTTTACCTTCTGCGCTATCAGGCGCAGATTGCGCGAGAGATTACGGAACTTCTTCAAGAAGTCGAAAAAGACCTCCTGCAACAACTCAACACCGTCAGCACCGAATGGCAGGCTGACCGCCTTGAACAGCAATTGCAAGGCGTCAGAACGATCATTAGAGAGTCCTGGCGAGTGGCTGAAGAGCGTTTGCAGACGGAACTCAAGGATCTGGCGGTCTATGAGGCCGAGCATCAAGACATCGTGATCCAAGACTCCACCCCGATTGAACTCAATATGGTGATGCCTGCGGCTGAAACCATCATTGCGGCGGTGGAATCGCGCCCGTTTGAAGGCAAGATTCTGCAAGAGTGGATCGACAAACTGGAAGAGGACAGCTACATCCGCATTCGTGATGCGGTGCGTATGGGTGTCATTGAAGGTGAGTCATATCAGCAGATTACCAAGCGTGTCATGGGAAGCAAGGCGCTTCGATACTCAGATGGCGTCATGGCGCTCAATTACAGGCAAGCGCAGGCTTTGGTGGCTACCTCAGTAGCCCACACCGTCAATCAGGCTCGACAAACCTTCTACGGGGCAAACGATGACCTTATCAAAGGGGTTCAGTGGGTTAGTACGTTGGATGCTAGGACAACTCCAATATGCCAGTCACGGGATGGAAAGGTATACCCTGTTGATTCTGGGCCTCGACCACCCGCGCATTTCCGCTGTAGAAGTACCACGGCTCCTGTTCTCAAGTCATGGAAGGAATTGGGACTTAAAGAGCGAGATATACCCCCAGGAACCAGAGCCTCTATGGATGGTCAAGTACCCGAGGCTGAAACCTACCAGACTTGGCTCAAGAAGAAATCGCCAGCATTTCAAGACGATGTATTGGGGCCAACCAGAGGGAAGTTATTCCGCGAAGGAATGACATTGGATCGTTTTGTCGATGAAACAGGACACGAATATACCTTGAAACAATTACGTTCCAAGGACGCCGCGCTATTTAAAAAGGCCGGTATTGACTGATTTTATTTTGTGATATAGTCACGCCAAGCGTGATTGTGTCACGTTAACCCCCGTCCCTGTGGGACAAACCATCAAAACCAGAGGTATCGATGGAAATCAGCGAAGAAGAACTCAAGGCCAAAATTGATGAGGCTATTGAGAGTGCAACCGGAGGTCTGGTCAAGAAGAATCAGGAACTTCTGTCAGAACTGAAGGAAGCGCGTAAGGGTAGAGCGATTGACCCTGCCGAATTGGACAAGTTGCAGGCCAAGATTGACGCATTGGAAGCGGATCTCGGTACGGCGCACAAGACCAAGAAAGAGCAGGAAAAGGCGCTCAAACTGGCTCAAGATGCTTTGGCGTCAGAGTCTGGTTTTACCCAGAAACTTCTGCTTGATAACGGGTTAACGGAAGCATTGGTCAAAGCCGGTGTAGCAACTCCTATGCTACCGGCGGTAAAGGCTATGCTAGGATCACAGGCAAAGGTTATTGTCGATGGGGATGCCAGAAAGGCAGTCATTGGCGATAAGGATCTGACAGAGTTTGTTTCAGCGTGGGCAACCACGGATGAAGGCAAGCACTTCATCGCGGCCCCGGCCAACGGCGGCGGCGGTGCAAGCGGTGGAGCCGGTAACGGTTCTGGCGCAAAGGTTTGGACTCGTGAGAAGTTTGACGCCGCGTCACACTTTGAACGGTCTGAATTTGCTAAAGCTGGCGGGAAGGTGGAAGGTTAATTCCTGATACCTCTCGTCGGTGTAACAACTGACTTGAGGTATTTTTATGTCAAATGTTCTCACAAATCTCGCAGCCGACATATACAAGGCTGCGGATGTTGTAGGCCGCGAACTCGTCGGCTTCATCCCTTCAGCAACCATCAACGGTGATGCAACGACTCGTGCCGCTAAAGGCGACACGATCCGTGCGGCATTTACCCGCACCCCGAGTGTCAACACTTCGTTCGCTCCGTCTATGACCATCCCGGAAGGGACCGATCAGACGGTTGACAACAAGACCATGACGCTCGACAACTACGTCAGCGTTCAGATCCCGTGGACCGGTGAAGACATCAAGCACGTTAACAACGGCTCTGGTTTCGAAACCATCTACGGCGATCAGATCAAGCAGGCAATGCGAGCCATCTGCAACAATGTTGAATCAACGCTTGCAACTGCCGCCTACAAAGGTGCATCACGCGCCGTAGGTTCTGCGGGTACGACTCCTTTCGCGTCCAACTTCAACACGGTTGCCGAAGTTCGTCAGATCCTCGTAGACAACGGTTGCCCGACTGACAACCAGATCACTCTGGTTCTGAACTCAGCCGCTGGCACGAAACTGCGCAACCTTGCACAGCTTCAGCAGGTCAACACCGCTGGTGGTACGGATCTTCTCCGTCAGGGCACTCTGCTCGACCTCCAGGGCTTGATGATTAAGGAATCTGCTGGCGTTGCAAGCCACACCAAGGGCACTGGTACGAGTTACCAGCTTTCTGCGGCAGGCGCTGTCGGTGACACCACCATCAATGTTGATACCGGCTCTGGCACTCTGCTTGCCGGTGACTGCATCACCTTTGCTGGCACTTCTGACATCTACGTTGCGAACTCTGCTCTGTCTGGTGGTTCATTCACCATCGGCGCTCCGGGTCTTCGTTACGCAGAAGCAGACAACGATGCCATCACCATCGGCAACAGCTTCACCGCAAACGTAGCATTCCACCGGACTGCTATCGAACTCGGTATTCGTCCTCCGGCTCTCCCGGCTGGTGGTGACGCCGCTGTTGACATCATGACCGTACAGGACCCCTACTCAGGTCTGGTATTCGAAATTGCAGTCTACAAGGGCTACATGAAGACCATGATCGAAGTTCGTGCCCTGTTCGGCGTGAAGGTTTGGAAGCCCAACAACGTTGCGCTTCTGCTCGGTTAATGTTGATCGGGCCACATCATTCGGTGTGGCCCATCTCTAAGGAGTCCAACATGGCTGAACAGATTAAGACCGAAAAGAAACAGGAAAAGGCGTCAGGTTTTGTGATTCTCAAGCGAGATCCCGAAACGTATGGCCCTCCGTATGAAGTAGCTGTCCCGCCTTCAGAGGTGGACAACTACAAGGCCGGTGGATACGAGCCAGCCTAATTTATCGGGGAGGTTCCCGGATTCCTGTGCCGGTTCTTACTTCCCCACCTAATTTTGAGGATACCGCTATGCCGTTGAAAAAAGGTTACAGCCAGAAATCAATATCATCGAACATCAAGGCTGAGATGAAGTCTGGAAAACCACAAAAGCAAGCGGTAGCCATTGCGCTGTCAGTTGCTAAGACCGCCAAAAAGAAGGCGAAGAAATGAAACGCTATTGCTCACGCATTGCGGTCAAGCCAACTACGCTTACTGAAGACACGGCGTATCAGTCTTGGTACAACTCAGACGTTTTGTCTGTTCGCCTGATTCGGATGCACTTACAACTTGACTCAGCCGATGCCGGTGGCGGCGCAAACTCCATTTACGGATGGCAGAGGATCAAGGGACAACCGACAGGCGGCGATACCATCGTTGCGACTCGTTATGACAATAACGAAGAACCTAGCAAGATGGTTATCAATCGCGCCAATGGTGGATTGACGATGACCGGCGTGACTCGGGAAACCTATTTCCTTGAGCGGTCCATTGTCAGCAAGACCACGGGGTCAGCGTCCACGATTGACTTTGACCATTTGGAAGGATTTATCCTGCTTCCGGGTGAAGGGATCTGCATTTTTGCAGACAACACGGTGATCTCAGGATCTGGCGTCTTTGGCATGATTGAGTGGGTGGAAGAATGACACTAATCGTTGAAGATGGCACTGGAAAGGACAACGCAGAAAGCTATATCAGCGTAGCGGATGCGGATACCTACCATAGCAACAGAGGCAACACCGATTGGGCGGCACTCACAACCGGCGAGAAGGAGCGATTGCTACGTATTGCCACTGACTACATGGTGGCGGTTTATCGCCTCCGCTGGGACGGTTACAGGTACGTCAACACTCAGGCGCTAGACTGGCCTCGCATCTATGTTCCCATCAGGGACATTTGTTCCGTCAATGCTTACCCTGAGTATGTTGATTTTGATGTGGTTCCTAATCAGGTCAAGAATGCCTGTGCGGATCTTGCGCTGAAAGCCAACTCTGAAACCCTTCTGGAAGATCAGAGCCAGCAGACGATCCGCGAAAAGGTAGGCCCGATTGAAGTGGAATATGACAAGTTCAGCCCACAATTCAAACGATATTTGCAGATCGAGAACAGTTTGAGCATTTATTTTGCGTCTAGCGCCAATCAAGTGAAGCTGATGCGGACATGACAGCCCTCGACACCAAGGCCAGAGCGACAGCGGTCAAGCTGATAAACAAGTACGGCAAATCCGTATCGCATACGCTTGTCACCGAAGGAACCTATGATCCGATCACAGGTGACATTTCTGGTGGGTCAACGACTGTGGGTGTGCCCAAGGCCGTCCTTGAGGACTACCCCGGTGAGGCATACGCCTCTGGGCTTGTTCAGATCAACGACAAGAAACTAATGATCGCCGCTTCGGGCAACACTGAGCCCAAGCCTAATGATCGATTCACGGTTGGCTCAGATGTATACACCGTCATTGCGGTCGAAATTATCTGGTCAGGTGAACAGGCCGCGCTCTACGTCTCACAGGTGCGTAAATGAGCATGAAGGACATCACCGATAAGCTGAACGGCGCTATTGATAAGGATATCCGTGGCAGAACGATAGAGTTGTTTAAGGCTATCATTCTCACCACTCCGGTAGGCAACCCAGATTTATGGAAAATAAACCATCAGTCTGCCGCGTATAACCGGGCCGTTTCAGATGAAAATTATCGCTTGCGCCAAGACCCAAGCAATCTAACCAAAGCAGGACGGTTGAAAAAAGGGCGTAAAGTCAACGATAGCATGGACATCAAGAAACCTGATGGGTATGTTGGTGGACGCGCAAGAGGAAATTGGCAATGCTCTATCGGCGTCCCAATACCGAATGAAATTGACCGCATTGACGCTACTGGCGCGGGGCCTATCGCAGATGTTTTGGCTACTGTTAAGGCGGGGGAAATCAACTATCTCTCCAATAATGTGCCATACATACGGCGACTGGAATACGAAGGTCATTCAAGCCAAGCACCCGAGGGCATGGTACGGATTGCCCTTGAGCGTTTTGGACTGGGTGAAAGTACATGAGCATCGTTAACATCCGAGCGGCTCTCGAAACACGGCTGAATGCCATGTCACCGGCCCTTGCTACGGCATGGGAAGGAGTGCCGTATACTCCTGTGACAGGAACGCCGTATCAGCAAGTCAACTTGCTGTTGGCGGGTACAGAGAACCCCACGTTGGGTGATGCCATGTATCGCGTCACGGGGTTCTTACAAGTTTTGTTGTGCTATCCACCGGGGACAGGTCCGAAGGCGGCGGCAACAAGGGCTGAACTGGTCCGAGATCAGTTTCGGCGTGGATTGGGTCTATCGTCAGGCGGTACTGATGTTCTGATTGATCGCACCCCAACGATTGCACCGGCAATCATTGATGGAGATCGTTATCGCGTCCCGGTTACGATTTACTTTTCGGCAGACATTTTTCCTTCGTAAGAGGTAGACACAAATGGCAAATATCGCACAAGGCGTAAGCAAGATTCTTGCTTACAAAAAGCAGTCCGGGCTTGGCTCCCCTGCATCTGGATCTGGTGGTCAACAGCTTCGTCGTACCAGTTCAACGATCAATCTGACCAAGGAAGCGTACCAGTCAGCGGAAATCCGTCCTGACCAGCAGATCGCTGACTACCGTCATGGCCCGAAGCAAGTCACGGGTTCAATCGCTGGTGAAGTTTCACCGGGAACCTACAAGGATCTGATGGCATCCGTTCTCCGTCAGGACTTCACCGCTGTTTCTTCCATGACTTCAGCGGCTATTACCCTGGTAGCTTCTACTGGCGTCATCACGTTCCAGACCGGCAACCCGCTGACCTCTGGCATCAAGATCGGCATGGTGGTTCGTCTTTCTGGCGGTACGCTCGTTGCGGCCAATACCGGCAAGAACCTTCTTGTAACCGGTGTGACTTCAAGCACTTTGACCGTAAGCCCTCTGAATGGCGTGGCTCTGGCAAATGAATCCACCTCAGTCACTGGCGTTACCGTTGCGGTCCCCGGCAAGGTGTCCTACGTTCCTGAGTCTTCTCAGACGCACGATTACTACACCGTCGAACATTGGTTCAGCGACATTTCACAGTCGGAAGTATTCTCTGACGTTTGCATCACCAACGCCGCTGTTTCTGTACCGGCTACGGGTCTTGCAACCGTCAACTTCCCGTTGGTTGGTCTTGGTATGTCAACCGGCGCATCACAGATCCTGACCTCTCCGTCATCTATTAGCACTTCTGGTGCTGTGGCTGGCGCAAATGGGCTTCTGTTTGTTGGTGGATCTGCGGTTGCAGTTGTTACCGCCATTGACTTTGACGTCAACGGCAACACGGTAGCGGCTGATGCAGTGGTTGGTTCTAACAACCGCCCTGATGTATTCCAGGGCACTGTTGGTGTAACCGGCAACATGACGGTCTACTTCACCGATGCAACCTTCCGCGACTACTTCATTGACGAAACGGAAGTCGCAGTCAATGTTGTGATGACTACTTCCAGTGACAAGGCCGCTGATTTTGTCAGCTTCCAGATGAGCCGAGTCAAGGTTGGTGGTGCAGACGTTGGTGACGGCCAGAATGGTCTGACCCGCACCTTCCCGTTCGTTGCTCTCAAGAACACCGCTGGCGGTGCTTCTGCGGCGAACTACGCATCAACCATCATGGTGCAAGACTCTGCGGCATAAAGTCGCAAGTAAGCGAGAGGGGGCCTCACACGCCCCCGCTCACCTTTTGTTAAAACAGGAACCGAACATGACTAAAAACACAGGAATTTCGTTGGACGACCTTAACCTGGTTGCCGCGAGCGAGAACTCATTTGAGTTTGAATACTTTCGCCCTGATGGACGGCCTACAGGCGTCTACATCAGCGTTTTGGGGTCACAGGCCCCCAAGGTACAGGAATGGATCAGAAAGACGCTAAATCGCCGCCGTACACAGGAAGCCATTGCGGCCAAGCGTGGCAAGGAAGTTGAGCGACTGATCGAAGATGACGAACAGTTTGGCATCGAAGCGGCGGCTATCCGTGTTTGCGGATGGCGTGGTATTGCAGAAGCCTACAGCCCAGAAGCGGCACTCATTCTCTGCACCAACAACTCAGAAATCAGGGAGCAGATTTTTGAGGCGTCAAACAACTTGGGAAACTTTACCAAGAACTGATTCGTGACTTGGTAGAATTCGGACGAAGGGAGTTTGAGTTAGACGCTCCCCAGGATGATGGCAGTCGACTCAGAGATCATGCTACAAGCATTTTCAAAGCCACCGGCCAGATGCCAGAGGAATACCAGTCACTCAAACCCCCGGAAGCCGTGATTCATTGCTGGCAATGGTTCCTTGAACTTAATCGAACTCGCGCTAGTAACGGTTTTGGGCAAAACCCTATATGCTATAGCGAAATCGTATCTTGGTCCCAACTGACAGGAGTTGTCCCAGATCCGCTAGAGGTACAGGCTATCATGGCGCTTGATGCGACCTATATGTCTGTGCAAGCGGAAGAAATCAGAAAACGGAGCCAGAAAAAATGAGTGGCGAAACTTACTCAATTTACGTCAAGGTTGATTCCACTCAGGCTCGAAAAGCTACCGAGGACTTGGACGATCTTGCCAAGACCTCGGTGTCCGTTGAAGTTTCACTCAAAAATCTGGGCAAGTCCTCATCTGACGCAAGCAATAAAATTGCTGACGCCACCAAGGCGGTCAAACAACTCGGCAATGAATACCGCAATACCGCCGGGATCATTGACTCGTCTGGAATAGGGGCAAAACTTGGTATGGCTATGGGGAATATAGTCAAAGAAGCCAAGCAACAACGTCCCGAATGGTATATCAAGCAACAATCCGAATGGATTCAGAAATTAGGAAAATCCGCAGAATCCAGCGTTTTGTGGATCACCAAACTGAGCAGTGCTTCTGCCAGTGCTTCGGGTGCGCTAGAGAACGTTGATGCCAGTATGCACAAAGCCGCTGGCGGTATGAACACGCTCAGTAGCGCAGCAAAAAATCTGCATAGTGCCTTTGTTCTCGTTGTTGGGATTGAGATGGCTCGCGCTTTGCGAGAAGGAGTTAATGCGCTAAAAGACGCCGCAGATGCCTATACGGATCTTAAATCCCAGTTGGATCTTGCTACCTATTCGCAAGATGAACTCAATAAAGCCTTCACGGCATCCATCGACATTGCCAATCGTTACTACAAACGTGTTGAGGATGTCGCATCAGCCTACGCCAAGTTCAATCCTATCGTAGCCTCTCTCGGGCGCAATACCGACGACACGGCCAAAATCGTTTCTTCACTCAGCGCTTCTCTGCTTATCAGTAGCAAAAGCACCGTCGATGCTTCAGAAAGTTTCCGCCAGTTCGCGCAAGCCATCTCAGGACCGAATGTCCAGATGGAGGAAATGAATACGCTTATTGACTCTAACCAAGCCTTGTGGCGTGGGTTGCAGAGAGAATTCCCCGGTCTTATTGCCAAGTATGGAACGCTGAAAGAGGCAATCTCTAAGCAAGCCCTGACCAATGAGATGTTGATTGACGCCACCATTCGCTTAGGCGGTGAATTTGAAGCCCTAGCGGCGCGTAAAGTACCGACTATTACCAACGCAATGACCGTACTGCACAACAGTTTTGTTCAGTATGTGGGTGAAGTCGATGATGCCAGTGGCGTCAGCTCTGAATTGGCCTATCGAATTTTGGATGTCGCAGAGGCTATGCGTACCGCAGACGGTAAAAGCCTTGCAAACGTAATCCAAGTCGTCACACAAGCTATGGCCGGGGCGATAGGAGTTGTGACCGAATACGTAAACGTAATGAAAGGATTTTCAGATGCCCTTACGTCTTTGTCTCTGACTCCTGGTAAGGCAGACCCGGAACTGGCTCGCATACTGCAATTGCAAAAAGGCAATATCCCTATCGAGGATCTCGCCGCTAAACCTACCGTCAAGCCGACCACACAACCTCAGCTTACGCCTAAAGGTGTCGGTGGTGGGAACGCGAAACAGGCAGCCAAGGAAGCCAAGGACGCTGAAGCGGCATTCAAGGCGCTTATTGATGCTCAGATCAGTGCGGCGTCGAACTCAGAGAAAATCTTTGCGGCTAATTCGGCAAACATCAAAAAGCGTTACGAACTTGAGGCTGACCAAATCGAGGGCTTGGCTGAACTCAAGATTCGTGCGACCAAAAGCGAAACCATGCGCGTTTCTATTGCCGAAGAAGCACAGGCCAAGATCATTGAGTCTATTAATCGGGAAACAGAACTACGTCAGGCTGGACTTGATAAAGAGATCGAAACAACTGCCGCTAAGTTGGCGGGTGTTCAGCAGGAAATGGACGCCGCTGACGCGCATAAGCTGAAACAGGCCGAACGGATTGAACTGACCACTAGGCAAGCCGAATTGGAAACGGAACTTTCCGTCAAACGCGCTGAGCGTACCCAGATTGAACTTGATGCTATCGGTAAAATCCAGAACGCCGACCAAAAATTAGCAGAAGCGCGTCAGCAAGCTAACGAGGCCCTTGTCAAGGAAGAAGCACTGCGCCAGTTGGAGATCATGTCATCCAACCTGGAATACGCCAAGGAGATGGCTACAGGGCTTGCTGAAGCCTTTGGCGAGGTCGGCGCGGCTATCGGCGGGATGTCTGTCGCTCTCGCTGAGTATGACAAGCAATCCGCCACCATTGAGATTGCCCGTAAGGAAGCGGTCGATAGGGCTGAAGGCGATCAAAAGCGCATTGACGAAGCCAATGAGGATGCGGCTAAAAAGCAGGTCAAAGCCGAAATCAAAAAGTACGGCGATATGACCCAAGCCGCCCAAGGGTTCTTCAAAAAAGGAACCAAGGGCTATGAAGCCATGGGCGCGGCAGTCAAAGTCTTCCGAGCGTTTGAAATGGCGCAATCTGCAATGTCCATGGCTAAAGACATCGCAAACATATCCACAAAAGTCGGTGCGTACATCGAGGGTATTTTTGCTTCAACAACGGCGAATGTAGCTTCAGTCGCTCCTAATGTAGCAGCGGATAAAACCAAAGCTGCCGCTGCCGGTACGGAAGCTGTAGCCAAAGCCTCTGCCGCACCGTTCCCCATCGGCTTTGTAACTGGTGCGGCCATGCTTGCGTTCATGGTTGGCATTGGCGTTATGGTCGGTGGCGGTGGCGGCGGTGGCGCTCCGGCAATTCCAGAGCCAGAAACTGGCACAGGAACAGTAAAAGGAGACCCGATGGCGGTCTCCGAAAGCATCAGCAAGTCCATTGGGATCATTGAGGAAAATTCATCCAATGATCTCAGTTATTCCTCCGATATGCTGGATGCGCTTTATCAGATTCGCGATGCTTTGGGTGGCGTTCAGAACCTTATCGCAGAGACGTTAACTCCCGCCATCAGCGATTTGACGCTGAAATACGGCACTGAAGGAGTCAAACAAGCCGGATTCTTGTTCAGAGATCAGAAGCTGACCGACATTCTCCGCACAGGCAGATTAGAAGGCTACATTGGAGCCAGAATCGAAACGGGTGGCGAAGAAGGCGGCATTAAGAAAGGCCAAACGATGGTGGCCGAGTATGGCAAAAAGTTTGCCGAAGCCTTTGGAAAGGTCATTAGCTCAGTTGTCACGAGCATCCAAGAAGCTGGCAAGGTCATCAGCGTCACTCCTGAAGAAATTTTAAAGAGACTGGATAAATTCAAGGTTGGACTTGGAAAGATCGACATCGCTGGACTCAGTGCTGAAGAAGCGGCTAAGAAACTCGAATCAGCAATATCCGCAATGTCAGATTCCATGGCGGAGAAAGCGTTGCCTGAATTTTTGGCTTTCCAAAAGGTCGGTGAAGGCTACAAGGAAACGATTGTTCGCGTTGCTGAAGGTATCAACCGCGCTAAAGGCAGTCTTGAACTACTTGGCATGGAGGCCATCAGTTACACCGATATTATCGACAAGAACAAGGATGTTGCAGCAGAGATCACTCGTCAGACCATCATGGCGCAGGGGGATCTGTCTGCGGGTACTCGCGAATACGTCAGGCAGTTACAAGGCTCTGCGGCTGACATCATTGATTCATACAAACAGATCCTCAGTATCACCAACTTAATGCGTGGCGCGGGATTTGGTACGGAAAACATCGACCGCACCATGATTAACGCGGCAGGCGGTTTGTCGGCGTTTGAAGAATCGCTTCAGTCCTTCCGCGAAAACTTCATGACGGACCAACAGCGAGTCACCGCAGACACCAATGAATTGACCAAAGCATTTGCTGAACTTGGTATTTCCATGCCGAAATCCAAGGACGAGTTCTATGCCATTGCGATGGGTATGGATACGTCTACCGAGCAGGGCAAGAAATTGTTCGCTCAGTTCCTGGCGCTTAACGGAAAGTTCTCTGATCTTACGGATGCTTCACAGGAATTGGCCGATGCACAGGCTGAAGCCGCCAAGCAAGCCGCCGATGCCGCGCAGAAGATCCAAGATGACCTGATCGCAAGCCTACAGAAAAACGTCGATTCTGCGTTCTCTGCAATGCAGAAGGCGTACCAGGATCTGCAAAAGGTACAGGAACGATTCTTGAGCTACTCCAAGACGATCCGGGCCTACCTTGAAGAATTGACGGGTGGACGATCTACATTCATCAGCCCAGAAGAACGCTACCGTATTGCTCGGCAGGAATTCCAGAGAATCAGCGCACTGGCTGTGGCTGGCGATGAATCAGCACTGGCTGAGATCACCAAGGCCGGTAAGGATTTCTTGGATGCTTCACGCGAATACAACGCATCCAATACGCAGTTCCAATCTGACTTTACTTCAGTCACCTCTGCGCTTGAAAAATCCTCTCAGTACGCGGAGAACCAAGCGTCAATCGCTGAGAATCAACTGACTGTTGCGGCGAATAGCTACAACGCTCTGGTCACGCTGAACGCTAGCACGTTGACCGTAGCGGCGGCAGTGGAAACGCTGAATAAAACGATGGCGAGTTACGCCAATGCCGTAGCGACTCTGGCTAAAACGCCTACGGTAGCACCGACACCGGCTCCCACACCGCCAGGATCACCCGCTAACCCGATACCTGTACCAAAAGTGCCGGTGGTGGTTACCCCGGCTCCTGTGCGTGAAATCCCCGGTGGTGCATTAGGGTTTAACCCCTACGGCAATAATTCAAAAATAAAATACAGCCAATCTGATGCCATGAATATCATCAGGTTGTATTATCGTCAATTGTTAGGCCGGGAACCGGAAAATGATGCTGCGATTCTTGGTCATGCTAACGTTTTAATTAATGGAACAAAAACAGCCAAACAAGTTGCAGACGAAAATTTTAAAGCCAGTCAGGAATACAAAGAGCTTATTGCTAAAGGCTTTGTACCGGGATTTGCCAAAGGTGGCGCAATGGGTGCGGGACTTTCACTAGTTGGCGAATATGGCCCTGAACTGATTAGTTCTGGCGGCGGTTACGTATCAACGGCAGGAGCAACGGCCAACTTCTTCAAGACGATCAAGGACGCGGTGGTGATTACCAGTGCCGAGCAGACTGCACTTCTCAAGGAACAGATCGGTGAGTTACAAGCATTGGTCAGACTGCAATCAGCGGCTAATCGTGAACTCATCACACAGCTTTCAGAGATTCGCAATGAGACTGCTGAATCAACGCGCATCGCCAAGGTTGAGGCATCCGCATGATCTACCTTGTTGAAATCGTAGCCGCAACAAATTCCGCAGGGGCTACAACTACTCTGCGGTTTTGTACCGAGAACTATGTCACCAAACCGACTGACTCCCCGGCCAACACTTACTATGAGCCAAGGATCAAAACCCCGGCTGACATTACGCGCAACCTGTTTGCGTCAGGCACAACCTCTGGCGCAAGTCGCGTGGGATACGGCGTAGTAGAACTGTCGAACGTTGATGGCGGTCTTGATTACATGGCGAATTACAGCTATGACAACCGCGCATTGACTATCAAAGTCGGCAACCCCACGGAGGCGTATTCGACTTTCACCACAATCCTGTCTGGGACGATGGAACAGGTAGAGTTCACGTTCAATACTGTCACGGTACTTGCGCGTGACAAATTGGCGGTTCTGGAACTCCCGTTACAAAAGACAGAATTCGCTGGAACCAATAGCCTTCCTTCAGGGCTTGAAGGCGTTGCCGATCTCAAAGGTCAGAAAAAGCCTGTGGTCTACGGCAAGGTCTATAACGTCCAGCCGCCTTGCGTGAACACTTCGCGGCTGATTTTCCAAGTCAATGATGCAGTCATCTCCGATGTTACTGCGGTCTATGACAAAGGCGCAGGGCTGACCAAAGGTTCGGCGTATTCCAGCATTGCCGACATGGAAGCCAATGCGCCATCGGCAGGAAACTACCGAGTTTGTTCGACCTCATCAGGCTCTTATTTCCGTCTAGGATCAACTCCGGCGGGGCTAATCACCTGTGATATCACGCAAGGAACCGCTTCTAGCAACCGTACAGCCGCGCAAATCATGAAGTTGATTGCCATCAAAGGCGGGGTAAATTCGGGCGATATTAACGCGGCTGATGTAACCGCTCTTGATACTGCCAACAGTTCAGAAGTCGGCATCTGGGTCTACGGTGAGGACTCTGGGCTTTCCTGTATGGATCAGATTGCCCAATCCGTTGGCGCATGGTACGGGTACGATGCAACCGGTCAGTTCCGCATGGGTCGTTTTGCTGTGGCATCAGGAGCGGCAGATATTGAAATCAATGATGACAACATCATCAGCATTGAGGCCGTTCGATCATCAGACACTGATCGCGGCATTCCTGCGTACAA